GAGGATATCGGCGAGGAAGGTTTTTACATTTTCAATTAATCACTGTCTGTTCCTTCATGCCCGCCAACTGGCGGGCATTCTTTTTTCCCTACCTTAAAGAGGAGCACTTTCCTATTAAATAAAAAAGGCAGTGTGCGAACACTGCCCTTTGTCTTACTCTTTGTGTGCGTCTATGAACTCCTGCATAAGCCTGGATATAGTCGCGGCCTGTCCTACGCCCACACGGCTGCAGGTCTCGGCGAACTGCTCGGCCAGCTCTTTCCTGATCTTGTAACTCTTGGCTATCAGCCCCATCTTCTGCTGATACTTTTGTGTCGCCTTCGTTTGAACATTCGGAGATCCCTGCGGCATCACTCTTCCCTCCTGTGCTTTCTCCGAAGCGCATACATGACGATCATAGCAACACATACACCAGCAACAACAGAAATATTCATCTTGCTTTCTCCCTCCTGCTATGATATATTTTTGATTGGGGCAGGTGTTACCCTGCCCCGGGTTTTCTAGATCTGATTTGTGATCCACTTCAGGAACTCTATGAAGCCCCAAGTGATGAGCCCCGCGAGAACTGAGATGCCCAAATCTTTGAGTTCTTTAGGGGTTTTTTCTTTGCCTTCGTTTCTCATTCCATATTTCCTTTCCTCCTTCTTTTCTCCCGCTCACAATGATAGTATATCATAGTGTGCGCACTATGTCAAGTGTTTTCTGCGCGTAATAAAAAATTTATTTTTCTCCCAATAGGCTCGCCACTTCTAAGATAACACCGCGCACGATCTTCCTCATTCCATCAAGGCTATAGCCCAGATCTTGCATAAAATCATACTGCCGTGGTTTCCGCCTGCCGCCAGAATATCTATAGTCCCAAAACCTTCTACGAACAACAACTGCCTGTTCTGGACTCAGCGAAGAGACAGCCTGATCAACCGCCTCTATCTCCTGCTTGAGAGTCTGATACCGCCGGTTCTCTGCCAGTCTGATCGCAGTCGCTCCTGTCGGATCCTTCGGCCCGCTGTTTGATCTGGCTCCTCTTTCTTCTCCGCTTCCGGTCATCAGTTCTTCGGCAAGTAAGACGAGTTCCGTTTTGTTATCCGGGTACCAAAGCAATGCGTTCACTGCCCTCTGCCATCCCTTTCTTGATAGTTTTTGCCTGCCCATATTATATCGCCTCCCTTCCTTCCGGCTATCTCATTTAAACGTATCATGGTCAACCATGTAGATTCCCGTTTCATTTCGCACGACTTCCCACAGATCCTCATCCGTAAATCCTGATTCCACATTTTCATTGTGAATACTCTGTGCTATTTCAATTGTTCGAAGGATCCTCCTGCTTCCAAAGCCAAATTCCCGGTGCAATGCCAGGCAGATGCACGCATAGAACCAATTCTCTGTATCAATCAGATGCTGTGCGCATGTTAATTCTGCTTCTTTGTTTGCAATCATGGCTTGTCTCATTGTCTGCTGCATTTCATAATCTCTGTTCGCCATGGTTATTGCGTACGCCAGTCCCGGAGCCATACGTATCTGCTTTTTATCGTTCTTCGTGGCTGCTGGTTTTTTAAATCGTCTTCTATTCTTCCCCATCGCCAAAGTCCTCCTGCAGATATTTCTTGAACAAATCACCAAGTCCTATCGAATCAATGTACTTCACCAAACACCGTGCACATCCAAACAACTTCCAGGCTCTATCAACGCCAATATGTATATCCATCGTTTGATCCTGATTTATGGAGAACAAAACGCCTTCCTCGATCCCGGCACTTGTCCCATCGGCATAATGCACTGTAAACGTCAGCTTGTCAGTTGTTTTTGTCTTTCCGTCCCAGCTTTCAGGTTTCCCGATCGTGCTCATGTTTCTACCTCGTAATGCCATCCGGTACGGTCTTTGATTTCATGTTCAGCCATTATTCCTTTAAGCATCTTTTTCCGCCCGCTCTTCACGATCCAGAACCTGCCAGTATTCCCATTGCATTCCCTGACCAGGAAAACATCCGTCCCAACCGGGAGCCTCTTTACCTTCTCAGCAGTCAGCGTCTTTCTCATATGTCATCCTCTTTTCTTCCCTTCCATCAGGGCCACGTACTCCCCGTAATGCATCCCTGCAGCTCGTGCCAGCGCATTGATCTCACTTAGTTTTTTCTTCTTCAACGGATTATGTATGGCCTCTGTGTCCCAGGGCAATGGGACATTCGCAATCGGGATGATCATTCCATTCGGCATCTCGATTCCTGTATGTGCAAACCAATATGTATGGCCATTGCTTTCATACGGTTTCATTTGGTGCGCATGTGCATGAACCCATGCTTTGCCCTTTCCGAAATACTTCATCCATTCGTCCGCCGGCCGCTCTCCCAATAATTCCCTGTCACGCCATACACTTACTCTTCTGGGCCTTGGCCCTCTTTGTCCCATCTATTCGCCTCCCAAGAATCACATGTCTCTGACCTTTCCCTGATTTCTCCGCAGTTTGAGCTGTCCATGCATATACATATTCTCTCTGACTGATACCATTCGTCATATGCATAATGTTCACAGGTACCGCAAGTTTTCTCCCCAGCAGTTTCTTTCTTCGACATATCCCTTCTCCTTACACAAACGGCAGTTCCTCATTTGCCCCTTCCGGGATATCATAAAAATCGTCACCCACTGCTGACGGTCTCTGTTCTTTCCGGTCCTCGGTTTTTTGTTTAGATTCCGCAAATTCCAGTTCATCCACCATGATCCTGACGGCAAACACTTTCTCACCGTCTCGATTCGTGTAATTATCATTCTGAATGTGTCCGGTCAGCAGGATTCTCGACCCTTTCGACAAATATTTCTCCACGAACTCCGCTGTTTTCCCGAATGCAGAGCAGCTGAAGAAATCTGCGTCTTTCTCTTTTTGTCTGCAATCAGCGCGTCAGCATCAATCAATCGCATCCTGTTCACCTCTCTCTATCGGGCATGTCGGTAATAACCATTCAGTATACGTGTCGCATCCGTCAATCTGGACGCTTAGTTTATTGCATACATATGTCCAATCATCAACCGAAATATCCCACGCATTTAAATGCGGGCAATCCTCAGGGCAATCAATCGGAAATCGAATCATCTTGTTCGCCTTCTTCCCAGTACGTCTCTTCCGTTGTTCCGAAGCAGTGTCTATCGACAAAAAACCGTTCTGCGATGATGTGATAGTCCGTGTGTTCGTCTTTTGAAAATGAATAAGCTAAAAGAGTGTTGTCACGATCTAGCCACAAAATGCAAGTTTTCACGATCCGCCATAACAGTTTTTCCATCACTCGTCACCTTCTTTCCGATTCAGCGCATCCGCAATCCGTGACAACTGATATGCAATGTTTCTTAAATCCGTGTGATAATCGTATGTGTGCGGAATGCTCCATACTATTGACACAGCGATTATAAGCCCCGCGAATATTATACACCCAGTCATGTTTCGCCCTCCCTGTATGGTTCTGGTAGTGGTTGCCATGCAAGCACCCTCCAATATGCCCTCGCTCCTGTCAGTTCCCATCGTTTCAACCGTTTCTGATATTTTGCGTATGTTACCCGCTTAGTTGTCCCATCATACGCAGTGACAGTATATGTTCCAGACTCTTCTGGAAACTTTCCACTGTCCCACGGTATCCACCGTTGTTTCGGCGTGACGGATGGCAAATCCATGAGCTTTTTCCAAATATACATCAAGCTGAATTTATATTTCCCATGCAAAACATCTTGCCCATACTGCTTGAGCCATTTGCTTACCATTTCCCTGCTCACCGCATCCTCGCACAGTTTTGGCTGTTCCTGTTCCAAGGCTTTGATTGCTATTCTCAACGCTTCAATATCCACGCAGTCAACGTAACTGCTCCCAACATATTCAGTCACATGGATGCGCTCTTCAATTATGCTTACCGCTTCTTCTCTGGTCATTTTTCTTCGCCCCAATCAGTTTCATCATACGGTTCTAATTCGTCCTCTGGAATCGGATTGTTCAGGAACTTATAGAAATCCAGATAACAATTCCGGCAAAGATGTATGGTGCTATATCCATTGATTCCGTCTGCCGTAACCTTCCAGTACGCGCCTTTTGGGCTTCGGCAATCCGTATACATCAACCGATTGCACCTGTCGCATTTAATCATGTCACTCATTCTTCCCGCCTTTCTGCAAAATAAACCCTATAAACCAAATAAGGTATTCCCCAAATTGGAACTGTTGCTATCACCGCAATAAATCCAAATATAAAGATTGGAATCATTGCAGTACATATAACATAGTCAAGAAGCGGGATGTCTATATCGTTATCAATGCAAGCCCAACGGTTTTCAAACCATTCTAATAATCGTCTCACTCTTCCCGCCTTTCTGCGCGACTACAAAATTCGTTTGCTTTCATCGGAGAAACAAGACTATGCTCTCTGCATGTATGGTCATCACGCCAATGCTTGCAATCCCGGCAGTATATGATCTCTGGCTGTGCGGACGGCAACGATTCTATTGCCCTATATTCTTGCATATCTTCCGCGCAACACACATCGCCGTGTTTGTCTATCCAATCGTGGAAACAGGATAGTGCGGCTTCCCGTTCGATTAGGTCACTCATAGCGTTTATCCCTCCGTTCATAACATTTGCACTCCCAGCTCTTCTTAGCGTACCGTGCCGCCCGGCTGATCGGCTGACCCTCGCAGACCTCGCACCGGGAATCGTAGTAATACGGGCAGTCCGGGGTGTCTTGCTTGCGGCACTGGGAGCAATAACAGCTATGGCAGTGTTTGGTATATTCCATTATGACACCCCCAGAAAATCGGTAATGTATGTCTGCCCAGGTATTTGCCCCGCCTCCCTTTTCGCCGTTTCCTTCTCGACCTGCATCCGGGCTTTCTTGTACTCGTTGTATTTCTGCCTGTACTCGTAGCTCTTTCCGAAAATGTTCCATGCCCCTTTGACAACATTCGGCTCATACTTGCCTATCTTTTCAAGATCCTCAACAGCCCTGTATGAGATTGGACAACCACAACACCCTGTCCGCGTCAGGCCATAGACTTCATATGCATCGGAATAGCGGATATTGAAACGTTCTTTATACCAAGCCTTGTCTTTGTCAGTCACGTAATACAATGGCCGGAGCCGGAACTGCCCGTTTGCGGTTTCTCCAAAACACAGCGTAGTGTTGTCTTTCCTCGGAACTGACCTCATACCGCCCTCATCTCTACGCTCGCCGGTTATGATCATTTCGTAGTGCTTTTGAACCCTATGGGCAAGATTTTTCTTGCAGTAATCGCAGCACTTCGCACTAATCTGAAAATCAGGCGGATATTCCGCAATAAAGTCACGCATATACTTTGAGGAATTGATTACCAGCTGAATGTTTGGCCTCGGCTCTCCCGCCGCATTGCAACAGCATAAAAAATTTATCAGGCTTTCGCACTTTGGATACCGTTCCTTTAGTTCCTTCCTTTTTGCGGCCTTATCCTCTGCCTGATCGTATTCTTCAGCAATGGAAAGTGGCACATTCTTTTTCTGCCATTCAGATAAACCGCTTGACATGATCTTTGACACGAACGGAACACCGTGTTTTCTGGTCGCCTGCACAATGTTCACCTCTGGCCTGCACTCTACAATATCCACTCCGTATTTTTCAGCAGTTGCCTTCACGTGGTCCTTTGTTGCTTTCATTTCAAGACCAGTATTGAAAAAAACATATTGCACTGGCGGCAATTTTGCTATCTCTCTGGCCGTCTCGATCAGGTCAATCATGATATCACTATCAGAGCCGCCTGAATACGAGCATATTGCATTTGGGTGCTGGCGCAATCGCGTCATTATGATTCCTGTGATTGCTTGAAACTTACTCGGCGGGTCCAGGTCTGCATAAGCCGGTCTGTCAGTATATACTCGGCTTCTATATCTACCGTCTGCCGGTTTATTCATCATTTTCTCCCTTCTGCTTCCATCTTCGCCACATACTGGCCATAACTCATGCCGGCCTTCCGTGCGGCATCTACCACCTTTTTGATCGACTGCTTTGGCTTCGGCTTCTTCTTCGGCTTCTCATACGGGTTCTTCCGGGGCAGCTGTTCGCCAGTGTACCGGAACAGGTATTTGTCCTCCCCGATGTACATCGTCCCGCCGACGGCTGCCTTCCGCGTAATCCGGGTCATGTCCAGATCCAGCAGCTCGGACAGCTCAGCCGCGTCGGATTTCATGAAAAAGTCGCCGTTCCGCAGCACCTCGATCTGGAGCTTATACGTTGCCATTGTTCGCTCCCTTCCTCCAGCCGAAACTGAGGCCGTACCCGCACTGTATCGCGATCTGCTGGATGGCCTGCAGGTCTCTCATGTCCGGGGTGGTAACCATTACACAGCCTTCATCGTTTTCTGCCTGGTATCCGCGCCTTTTCGGTTCCTCTACGAATTCCGCCTTCGTCATCGGTGATCCCTTTTCCATTTCTGCCACTTCTCATGCGTGGCGCTGTTGATCTGCCAGTCCGTGTATGTCCTGCGCTGGCGTTCCTCCCTCTCTTTTGCAATCTCAGCCTGCCAGTCCAGATAGGTCCTGCATGTTGCATGGCAGCCGACCGATCTGTCCGGGCAGTCCTTGCATGGCCCTGCTTTCAATCTGCATTCGCCTCCCACCAATCACAGCGGTCATATGCGTCCACCGTCAGGCCGTATTGCGGGCCGTATTTATTTGCACACACGTGTTCACCAGGATACCAGCTGTCGAATTCGTAGTGTTCGCAGGTTTGGCAGCGTTCCGGCGGGCGCTCCTCCTCGTATTCGATTTCCGGAGCCATCACGTCACCCCTTCCTTGATCACGTCCACCACCTTCCGCGCTGTGGTTTCCGTGTATCCTCCGAAGTGACGGGCATCTAACTCATACAGGAAGGCAAGGCACAGGAAGCGAACCAGCGGATACTCCTTACCGTCCTTCAGGATCACGTCCAGGCCGGCGATCATCTGGTCGTAAGCGTCGTCCGTCATTTCCACGTCCCGCCACTTCCGGAACCACTTGTTATAAACCACGTTCATAAATGATGTCATCTTATCATTGGGCAATGGTTTCCCGAATGTTCGATCTCCGTTCATTACTATCTCCCTCTGTTACAGGAATGGTAGGTTCCCATCCTCATCCACTTGCACAAAACCACCGGCAGCCCATTCATAATTGCTATCATCTCCGTCCCCCTCAAAAGCGTCTTCCCAGCCCAGACGCCAGGTGAATCCGTCAGGGCTATATTTCTCCATGATCCTTCTGGAACGTTCATCGTAGTCCAGATCAATCTTCTTTTCGGTCTTGCCCGTCAGTCGGTTCTTCCAGATCTGAATCCGGCCCTTCGGAGGGTTCGGCTCTTCTTTGCTGATCTTTGGTTGCATATAGCGCAAGACCACATCCGCCAGGTTTGTGATGTTTGAGCTCCCAGCCACATCGTCGTTGCTGAAATCTTTCCCAGTCTGCTTTCTCGGGTGTGCTATCAGAACCATCAGGACATTGAACCGCTTTGCTATAATTGCGAGGTCTTTGACGAACCTTGTCTGTTGGCGGTAAACATCCGCACTTGGGTCATCGTCATCAACTGCAGTCATTAAGTTGTCAAAGAACAGCACCCGACAGCCGTACTGCTTTATCGTCTTCTCAGCTGTCTTTAACAGGGTATCGCCCTCATAATCTTCTTCAGCGTTTTTCAGGATATCGTTATCGTACAGGTAAAATCTTCCAGAATACCATTTTTCCAGATACGGATAACATTCGCCTCTGATTAGGTATTCTTTATCGTCTCCGTTCCCCTTAGCGTTAATGTATCCCGGTCCTGCCACCTGACAGTCAAACCATGCACGGAAATACCAGTCCATAAGTTCCCCGCTGTAAAAGAAAACGCTGTATCCTGCCTGTACGGCCCTGGTGGCCAGCTGGCTGGCAAAGGTCGACTTTCCTTCGCCACGTTCTCCGGTAAGGACCACCAGTTGCCCCATGTACAGACCGCCGAGTTTTCTGTCCAGCGTAGGGATTCCAGAACTGAAGCGCTCCAGATCGGCCAGGTTTACGCGCTGCACTTCTTCCAGTGGTTTGATATGCCGGTCTTCCACTGGCACCGCATTCTGTACGGCTGCCCTCACTGCATCTTTCCCGTACTTCCGCAGGATGTCATTTGCGTCCTTGCAGTCTTTATAGTCTTCCGGACTGACGTGCTTAATGGTTCCCTGAAATCTGGTAGCCATCTCCTCAAGCAGGGTGATTTTTCCCTTTTCATGGTCTCCGAAGACGATCAGCGTATCGAACTGGCTCATGAAGTCCCAGCAGTACGGTACCCAGGTAAATCCTTTAGCCCCTGTTGGAACAGATACCGCGTTCTCTATGCCGGCCTCTGCCACACTCAGGCTGTCTATCTGGCCTTCTGTGAGCACCAGTGTCTTGTTCTCCGGATTGCATCTGTCCATTCCGAACAGGATTGGTTTGCAATTCGCCTCGCACCATTCTTTGTTCTGGTGTTTGGTTTTATCGAAGTCGGTTCTCCTGTACTTCACAAACTGCAATTCCCCTGTTTCATCATAGAAGGGGAAGACCAGGACGTTGTCGTTATCCTTCCGGGTGGTAATGGCATACTTCTTTGTCGTCTCAGCTGATATGCCGCGTCCTTCCATGTATGCCACTGCCGGCTCTCTGGTTTCCGGCCTGGGGTAATTCCTGAAGTTCCTATACTGTCTCTGCTGGTTGTAATATTCGTCCACGTCTCTACCCAATGAAAACTTGAAATCACGCGCCAGAGTTATCATGTTTCCGTGAGCTCCGCAGCTGGCCCGCAGGCACTTGAACTGCCCGGTCTTCAGATTGATCGCGAAAGAATTCTTCTGGTCGGTCTTTTCCCTGCAGTATGGACACTCATACAGCTGCAGCTCATCATTCCTATGCCTCGCCTTGATTCCCTGTTCAAAGGCGAATCGTTCGGCGTCCTCCCTTTTGAATTGATAGAAACCCATAAGTTACTCCCAAAAATCGTCAGGCCATGGCTCGCCAGGTTCATCCGCCACATTCGGGACTGTTTCTCCAATGGGGGGATTATAGGGGGGATTCTTATCTTCTTGTATATTCTTTATATTCTTATATCTGCTGTCGTTTTCCTGCCCTGTTGCCTGTCGTTTTCCTGTCGTTTTCCTGCCCTCATTCCTGTCGTTTTGCCTGTCGTTTTGCCTGTCGTCACCCTGGTACGAATCCCAATTATTTACTGTAACGATGCGGCCTTTCGTGATTTTTTTGCCTGTCACGAAGTCTGTCATTCTGGCTGTCAATTCGCCTGTCATTTCCAGACGCGAAAATGACGTTCTAGCCTGTCGAATTGTTAACCCGGTTTCTTTGGAGATTTTCGGCCACGATGTAATGAATTCGCCGGCATTCAGATGGATCCCGTGCCACTCGGTTTCTTTCCAGTTGGCTTTCAGCAGGCAATGTAAAAACAGGGTTTTCGTGTTCACATCCGTATACCATTCCCAGTTCATGAACTTCCGGTATACCTTGATAAACTCTTTTGGGCTATAATTCCATGCCATCAATCACACCCCTCTCTATCCGCTCTTTCATATCCCGGTACAAGATTTCCTTAATCAACTTCCCGGAAACCTCGGCCTTGCAGAACAACGGGGTTATGTTGTACCGGACTGACCACGCGACCAGGGACGCCTGGAACGCTTTTGGATTCAGCCTGCTCCGGTACCTGTGGTTCATGATTGCCTCCCAGCTTCCATTCTCCGTCAGCAGATAAATCTTTGCTCCAGCTTCGGCAGCACGTTCGAACTCTCTCCGGAATCGGTCCCTGCTGGAAGTGAAGCACCCGGCCAACTCATCCAAAGACATTTTTCGCTCAATCACACAAGCGGGCCGGATAGCTCTGGAATCGTCATAAAGAGGGATGCCGGCCCTGATCACGTTCGCACAGTAATCTCCATAGCTTAGAGTGGCCCGGCGGACAGGCACCCCGAACGACTTGAACCGCTCGGAGGCCTTGCCGGTATTGTGCTCTCTGGTATCTGCGATGATGGAAAATGTATTCAGTATCTCCCGTGATTCAAAGCTGTCCATCAGAAGGGGAATTCCTCCTCATCTCCCTCCGGAATCTTCATGAAGCCGTCCGGATCGGGACGCTCGGCAGGTGTGGAACTGCGTTTCCGCTGATCCTCAATCAGGTAGTCGTTAGGCAGCTTCCCTGCCTTGCCATTCCTGACATCTGCAGCCACGCAGGTCCATTTCAGTTCCGTGTGGTCATAAACCTTGCCATTTTTCTCGGACTGTTTAATCCGGAACTTCCCGCCGATGATCTTGCCCTTCAGAGACTTTACGTCTCCAGCGAACACAAAGCCGTTGTTGGAGTCTTCCAGATCCGCGAAGAAGGAATTCCAGTTCTTCCAGACATATTCCTGGCTGCCATCGTTCGGGATATTCAGATTGAATACAGCATCATACGGCCAGACAGCATCTTCGTTGTTGGCCTTGCTGGCTTCGAACTGATGGGCGTAGAAGTCTTTGTATTCTCCTTCGGCAATGTCGAACGGGATTTTGATGTAAGGATCGCCGGACGGCCACTTGTCTTCCTTGGCAGACATGAACTTGACCACATAAGCCCCCTTCGGAAGCTGCTGAAAGTCTTTGCGTCTTTTGGATTTGTCATATGTAGGTAATGTCATTGTTATGCCTCCTGATATTCTGTGTGCTTTTTATGCCATCCTGCCGGATGACGGTTGTTTGATTGAACCTTCATTGTTACCCATCGACAGTTTGACGGCTCATAATTTCCATCATTGTTAATTCTGTCAAGCGTCAACGAATCGTCATATCCGTGCGATTTTGCCCATTCTTCAAAGTCGTAGAAATGTCCGGCCCATTCATTACAAACCGTTATTCCTCGTGCTCCGTAATGCTTATAGGCATCATATTTTTTATTAAAGCATCGGGACATCATGCCGTAATAAATTCGATAAAGTCGCGGGTTCCTCGGTTTTATACCTGCTTTGTTTCGTTCAAGTAGAATGTCCGAAAGCAAACAACCACAACTCTTAGTGTGACCGCTTTTCAATTTGTATGAAGGAACAATCACTTCGTTTCCGCATTGACAGACACATTTCCAGTTATATTGATTCCTTTTCGAATCGCGGATTGGTTCGATTGCAGTTAATCTACCGAAAGTCATTCCGTACAAGGCTGTCCGTTTTTGCATTAATAATCCTCCAATGCTTTAATGACCAACATAATGTCATTATCGATTTCGTCGGTATTAAAGGCGTTCATCGGTACCTTACAGGTGGATCCATCCGCAGACAGGATGAACTTATACTTTCCGTCCTGCCGGACAGCCCAAATTACTGTGGTCATCTTGGATTCCAGAACCAGCTTTTCCAGCTTCCGCCCGTTGGTCTTAATTCTGGTGCGGATAATTCCGTTATCATCAGAAATGGTTTCCGAGTGGCACAGGATGATGACGGTAAGATCCTCCCGGAGCTCCAGCGCCTGGTTCACAATGCTCCACCCGTTCTGGGCCAGATCGCTCCAGGCTGACCGCTTGTCACCGCTCTGCATGGCAAGGATCCGCATCTCCTCCGCGACCATCATGCCGTTGATTGTGTCGATAACGATATACTTGATGTGCTTGAACTGCTCGTCTGAATTGATTTTCTTCATCAGGCTGGAAACGGCAGAAAAGCTGTCAGAACTCCAGTAATTCTTCCGTTCCACGTTGTACTGCTGACGCCATCCCTTCCAGTTCAGGCCCTTTTTGTCGCAGTCAATGTAGAATGTTTCGTCTGGCGGAAGGTTCCGCATGGAAGTGGTTTTTCCGGAACCGGATTCACCCATACAACCGATTACTCTGCTCATTGATTTACCTCCGTTTTTTTGTTAATATGGAGGCGAACGGTATTTCGCAAATTACGTTCACCCCTTAAGCTGTTCGGTGTGCCACCACTGAGCAGCTCCTTTTTTGTCCTCATGGTGTCCCCACCAGGGCGATCATGCCCACGTAGGCGACCAGCACGCTGCCGCAGAACCCGATACCGGTAAGCAGCCATGCGAAGAGCCGCAGCCATTTCCGAAAATCAGAATTGACCTTTTCAATCTGCGCCTCCCGCTGGAGCTTTGCCGGCAGCCATTCCCCGCGGAACCACGACTGCGGTGGCATGTTAATTTCCCTTGTCCATCTGACCGGCGGTGTCGCCGGAACCTGAACCGTTTCGCGCCCTACGATCTGTGCCATTTTTCTTCCCTCCTTCAGCGTCTTCAAATTGATTGCAGGCCAGTTCCCGGTCTGCGTCGATACAGTGCCATCCATGCGTGCAGCGTTTACATGGATTCATATTCGTCCGCATCTGCGTCCTCCTCCAATACGGCGGCCAGCAGGGCGCTGACGTCGTAATACTCCCGGTCGTATCGGTTCGGATCGTCCCCTTCCGGATGCTTCTTTGCGTACTGCCGCGCCGACCCCAGCTGCGTCTTTTCCTGGTCGAGGATCCTGACCAGCTGCACGAACTGGGCCCTGGTTAAACTTACGTCAATCATCGTGTACCTCCTTCCTATGATGCCTTACTCTTCAGGACGCCAGCGACGTCCCGGATCAGGTAGTATTTTTTGTCCACCGCTTCCAATCCGATCAGATAATCCTTCTTGACTTTCTGCGGATCTGCGCGTCCAAGCGCTCTGGCAAGCTGGGCAAGGGTGATAAATGCCTGCCCGTCCGTGACCTGCTTCAGAGCATATGCGATGTCATTCTGGGTCATGGGACACCTCCATGCCGTCGTAACCTCCGCGGCGGTTGGCTATGACTCCGGGTTGCTATTTTCATACACACCTGCCGGAGCAGGCGGCTGACCGCGCATAATTTTCATAGCAGTTCCTCTCGTTGCGATGCAACATTTTGTTGCTCAGTGGGTAAAAAAAATAGCGTCCACACTGACCCCGAAAACCTTGGCGATCGTCAGGGCCTTGTCTACACTGATCTTGCCGGGAGCCTTCTCCCATGCGGCATAAGTGTTCGGATGCACCCCGCAGGCCGTCGCCATGTCCTCAATCGTCAATTCTTTCGCCAGTCTCCACTGTCGAAGTGTCAGCTTATCCATCGAATCACCTCCTCACCGTGCCCGTCGCACTCTTTCATTATAGCAACATTTTGTTGCTTGTCAACAACTTTTTGTAGCTTTTTCACAGAGATGTGTTATAATGCTTTCAGGAGGTGGGAACATGATAGGCGATAACATTAAGAGGCTGAGACAGCAGAAGAATATGACGCAGGGCGAACTTGCCGAAGCTATACATGTAAAGAGACAGACCGTATCCTCTTGGGAAGTAAACCGGACAGAACCAAACATCGGGATCGTGGAGCTTATTGCCGCTGCTCTTGGATGTAAGAAGTCCGACATCATCGGCAGGGATACAGATCCACAGCAGGAAGCTCCGGTTTATTATCTCAATCCGGAAACCGCGCGGATTGCTCAGGAAGTATTCGACAGTCCTGAGACGCGTATCCTGTTCGATGCCGCCAGAGATGCCAGACCGCAGGATATTCTGCTTGCCGCTGAAATGCTAAAAAGAATGAAGGAGACAAATCCGGATGGATAATGTATGGACCTATTTTGTTGTTCTGCCTGATGGCATAGCCGAAATGGTGGCACCATGCGCCGACGGTTACACTGTTTATATTGACGTTAAATTGACATGGGAAAAAAGAATTGCTGCGTTCCGCCATGCTCTGGCCCATATTGAGGCCGGGGATTTTGACGGAGGGAACATCCAGGAAATCGAACACCGCGCCCACAATGGGTGGTGAATATAAATCTTCAAGGAGGAAAGCATTATGAAAGCATGGAGACTTGTCTCTGGCATCCTGTCAATCGTCCTGGCCGTATTCGTATGGTCACAGGCTGGATTGGTAAGTTTTGTCAACGCATTGGACGAAAGCGCCAATGATACCAGTGGTGCATCTGGTCTGTTGGTTGCCATCCTGCTATTGGCCGGCGGTATCACGTCGATCTGCGTCAGAAAGGGCGGGAAAGGTGGGAGCATCGCCCTCTTGCTGATCTTCGGTCTTGGAGCTCTGCTTGCATTCAGCGCAGGCGGAATATACAAAGATCTGCAGGTATGGGGAGCATGGTGCGCTGTTTGTGCGATCCTTGGCTTCATCGGGATCTTCCTGAAAAAGAAAGAGTAAACTAAAAAACCGCCCCTCCTGCGCCAACAGGAAGAGCGGCAATCTCTGGGGATACGAGTACCCTCCAAATAAGCAATTAGAGTGTACCACATCCCAGACAAGAAGGGAAGTGGCAATATGCCGAAAAAGTACGCATACACTAAGAAAGTAACGATAGAAGGAAAGCGGTACACCTTCTACGCTGACTCTGAACCGGAACTGTACAAGAAGATCGGCATCAGAGAAATGGAAATCCAGGAAGGGCGCGTCCTGGTCACCGGATCCATGACGGTACGGCAGTGGGTGAAGATTTGCCTGGAAACGTATAAGTCCAATGTCAGGCCTGCCACACTGGAAGCCATGACTTACCGGATCAACCGGCATATTGTCGGAGCAATCGGCGACTACCAGCTGAAGGCCATCAAGCCGATCCAGTGCCAGGCGATCATAAACGCCCAGGCCGGCAAGTCATACTCCCATATCCGCAGCCTGATGCAGGAACTAAAGTTTATCTTCAGGAAAGCAAAGGAAAACCACCTGATCGCAGAGAATCCGGCGGAGAACCTCGTCCGGCCTTCCTGCGTGAAGGGCCGTCGCAGGTCGATCACGGAGCACGAACGGAAGCACCTGCTGGCTGTCGCTGATCAGGATCCTGCTTACAACCTCTTTTTGCTGATGCTGTACTGCGGCTGCCGTCCGGGAGAAGCAATCATCTGCCAGGGAAATGACATTCAGATGGCGCAGGGTCACAGGATGCTGCACATACGCGGCACTAAGACGGCAAACTCCGACAGAATAGTCCCCATGCCGGATTACATTTATGCACGTGTGAAATTCGCCGGGCCGTTCGATCCGCTCTGTCCGAATGCCAATGGCAGGAGGCACTCCCTGAGCTCGTACAAGCGTCTTACAGAGCGTTTACGGCGCGACATGAATATTTCTATGGGTGCGAAGCTGTATCGCAATCAGCTCGTTCCTCCGCTACCATTGGCGGATGATTTCGTTCCGTATGACCTTCGGCACACCTATTGCACCGACCTCCAGAAAGCAGGCGTGGACATTCGGACCGCGCAAAAATTGATGGGACACGCTGATATTCAGATCACCGCCAATATTTACACGCACATCGACACAGAGCAAATTATTGCAGCCGCCGACCTGCTGGAAGCCGCCCAAGGGTAGGACACCGGGTAGGACACCTAAAGGCTTTAAAATGCCTTAATTTGCCGACTAACTTTCTTTCCAATTTCATCCTCAGAAGCAACGAAAAAGCCGCCCGAGCCTTGTAAATCAAGGCCTGAGCGGCTTTTCCATTTTACGTGCGTGAGAAGATTCGAACTCCCGACACCTTGGTCCGTAGCCAATGGAATAACCCAGTAAAATCAGCACTTTGCTTCAAAGGTAGGACAGCGGGTAGGACACCCGGCTGTTTTTATGACCTGTGGACATCCTATCACCGGAGCGCCGGCAGGTCAATCATTTTCTGTACCCCTTCGCCGCCATCAACGTCTTCCGCCCGAACAGCCCGTCAGCCGTGACCCGCAGCACGACCTGAGCCAGCTTCACCGCCTCTGCTGTCTTCGGACCGTATGCTCCATCGACCTTGATTTTGCCGTTGTTGATCCAATTGACGAGGCTCTGAAGCTTTTTGATGTCTCGCACCAGACCCGGGTTCTGCCTGTAACCGTCTCCGATTGTATAATATCCTCTGGACGGCAAACTGGGGAACTCTCCGGAATAGCCCGCCTGGGGCTTCGGCGTAATCTCCTTCGCTTTGCACAAGGCATTCCATTCCGAAACACTCATTGCGGTTACGTTCCGGTCACACCCGGCATCTGTAAACTGCCAGATCTTGAAGGTCTGCCAGGGATATGTACTGTACCTAGCAGGCCACTTCGGGACATCCCACGAATCAAGACCCTTCGGATATCCGGCAAACCACAGCGGGCATTTGTGTACCAGATTGGTGCAATCGTCAAGGCCGTCCATTCCGGTATAGATAAAGCAGGTGACTCCGGTTTTCTCCTTGACCCTGTCTACAAACATTTTGCACCAGGTAGACGATTTATTCCAAGACCGATTATCGTCATCTTCCCAGTCAAGCGCCAGAATAGCCTTGCCCAGATACGGCTTCACAACTGAAATGAAATAATCGGCCTCTTTGACGGGATCTCTTCCGGTCGCATAATGATATGCCCCTACGAGTTTCCCGTCTTTAATGGCTTTTTCGATGGCAGGCACGAAATAGCCTTCCCACTTATAATTAGACTCCCACTGTGTTGCCTTGACGATCACAAAATCAGCGGCTTCATAAGCCCGTGCTGTCGGAGAATCAAAAGGCCAGTTGTTGTGATGGGAAATATCAATTCCGATCATAGATCATTCCCCCTTTGCCGCCTGCTTGATAATCTGGTTGATTCCAGTCGCCGCCAATCCAGAAACGATTCCGACAGCAACAGCAGTCAGGATATGAAATCCCTTGAACTCCGGCATCTGCGTATAATAGGCAACTACGCCCAGAATAGCGCCGGAAATACCCATGATAGATGGAATGTAATTGTCCTTGATATAGTCAGTCGCCTTGCAAGCCATTCCGATAAGGTAGCAGATGATGGTGATCGCCGCTACGCTTGCAATCCCAAGGTTGTCGATGGTCATTTCGTTTCTCCTTTCAGACCGTGTTTCACTCGGTCACGCTCTTCCGCTTTCTTAGCATCGTTCCACCTCTCCATAGTGCCGACCAGATAGCCGGTGATCCTGCGGATCCGTTCAAACTTGACGCCCTCTCCCGTATTGATCATATCTTGTGCTCCTCGTACAGTCGTTTATAAGTCGATTTGATATACTCACATGCCACTGCTGTCCTGCCGTTCGCGAAATCCGGGTGGCGGGAGCAGTATTTTTCATATGTGGCTATGTCGTCGATCGTCTGCAGGAAATACTCCGATGAGTGATACAGGCCATTGTGCAACTCGTCGCTGAACCGGAGCACGTGCGTTCTGGCAAGGACGGCCTCCCGCTCTTCCATCGTGTTTTCAACCCTGTCGATTTTTTTCTCGATAGCCGCCAGCCGTTGCTCAATCTCTCCGGACGCCAGCTTCCGGAACCACCGCGCCAGCCACGTCCATGGATCCAGTTTGATCGGCGCGATCTGAATCAGGGTGATTGCCCCGATTAGGGTGATCTCCGGATGGAATTTAATCCACTCCCACAACTCCGTCACCTCCCGTATGAAAAAGGGGCAGGGGCACGAGCTCCCACCCCGGTTTGTAAATTACTTACAACTAGCTAACAACTTAGCTAACAACTTAGCTGATTTACTCACTAATAGTCCCCCTATGAAGTTAGGCATATATACATCGGTATACATCATTACATACATCTGCATCCATCCTTATTGACAGCCACAGGTATAATATACTCTGGAAGGGGGTGTATACCTATGGGAGCAAAAGGTGGACGAAATTTGCGTGGCATAGAGGGTGATCCAAACGAGGAAGGTCTGTATCAGCGTTTAAACATAACCATGCCACCGTCCATTCTCAGCCGCTTGGATTCCTTCTGCAAAGGGGAAGAGCGTTCCCGGTCGTGGGTGATCCACAAGGCGGTTGACGAATGGTTGAAAGGAAGGGGTTACTAGGGCAGTAGCCCCTTTTTTCTTTCCTGTGTTCGCAGAATAACGAACATCCACAACAAGGCAACTCTGTGCATCCGCAGATGTAATCGGAAAAGTCTGCATTCATGCGCCACCTCTTAACACAGTTGTTTTAGGTAATCTTTCAGTTTTTCTGAGCAATCAGGTTGAGGGTATCTGTCAGTTCTTAAGCCGTTCGTGATGCAGTATATTTCTGCAATGCACCCATCACATCCAGATTCATTGCATTTTGACAGATATTCTTTTCGGATTCTTTCATATGCTTCTGATTGTTTCATAAATCACCTATATTAAACTGTTAAATTAGCCGTCCTGCCGTGACCTGTCCGATAATAACAGCAAGCGAACAGGACAGCCTTTTAAACAGTTCATCTGGCAAGGATTTGCACCTTGCATGATAGCCTTTATCCCGGTTAGGGTCGCATGACTTTCGTCCTTATTCTCCCAGAGTGACGTCACCTCTCCAGTGATAGCTATCTCCCTATAACTCGTCTACCTATTTCCGCCACAGATGAACTTTTCAGTGTGTATTATAGCACATACATACACATAAATACACATGATTAGGTCTCCTTATAATGAGTTATTTCTTGTCAATCCTCCTCTGGATTTCCTCGGCACTCATGCCCTCAATCGCAAAGTTATAGCGCAAAGGGATGACACGTTCCTCTGGAATTTCCAGGTATTTTGAAATGATTTTCCGAACGTCTTTTCCTTCCAACGTCACCTGCGTTTTCATACCTTATCCTCGTCCAGAAGAGCCTGAACAGCTGCTCTCCATCTTTCAGGGACTTCTTCAATCGTCATGATACCCGCTTTGATCCGTTTGTAATAAATCTTTGCCATAATTATTCACCCCCTATTATTTCAGCCAGTTCGACTATGGCATCGTCCTGTTCTGCGTACAATTCAGCCAGTTCAAGAACAGCAGTGGTTACGTCCTCAATGTCAACTTCCGTTTTTTCAGTTCTGGCTGCCGTAACATCGAGAAGTTTTTGAAGATGCAAAATCTCTTTTTTGCCTTTCCTGATTTGAATCATGGTTTTTCACCCCCAAATAAAGATTCATAATACCTGTCCATTTTGTGCAAATCAGATCGTGAGCCTTTCTTTAAACCGGCTCTGACGCTCTGATAATGTTGTTTTACACGTTCAAGGGGAATCCCCTTTTTCTTCATACGTTTGAGCCTTCGCTTTTCATCACGGATTTTATCTCTCAGACGTTTTACAGTAACACGTCCGTCAGGATGTTTCAGATAGGAATAACCAAGGAATTTAATCGGCCTTGTGACTGGCTGAATATACGTTTTCTTTTCTGATATTTTCAAGCCAAGCCGTTCAGCTTCTTCTCTGATTATATGCAATCCGTTTATACATTCTTCCTTTGCTCCGACTATTATAAGATCATCCTGATATCGAACATATTCGTTATTCTGCAATTTGTGATCGAGTTTGTTCGGAAAACAGGTTGCAGATAATTGATACACTTCGCTTCCGAGATCAAGCCCAACAGGTGAACCAGTGTTTTCGACAGTAAGTTCATAGAAATGTCTCGCCCATGCGTCTTTAATGTATTCGTACATTTCTGCATATAAGTTCTCATGAACGATGGATGCGAAATATCCGCTCATATCTGCCTTGACGCAGAAATCTGTAATGTCTGCTCGGCGTAGCATTTCTTTGAAAAGCTGTCTTGCGCGGTCTACACCACGGCCTTTTATGCAAGCGCAATTTCCCGGGATCGTGTTTGGAATCACAGTCGGATAGAAGTAATTCGTGACAAAACTGGACTGAGGAACGCGATCTTTATATTTTGAGGATGTTACAATTCTGTACTTAGGAGAAAATATCTCTAGTTTCTCGCCAACAACAGGCACATATGTGTCGTTTAACAATTCGTTACAAATCTTATTACAGTTACTCATTTTCAATAGATGAAAACGAGAAACGCTGTCTTTGTGTCCAACTCGGCGATGAGTGCGCTCAGACGCTTCGATCATGGCATTTAAGGCGCACACCTTAGCCCTTACATCAGTTGCAAGGGCATCGGTGGCTTCCGTTTGTCCGCAGACGGGATGCCGGTTCCCTTCATCAAAACATTTCGGCACAGGCTTTCCCCTTTCAAATAAAGGCTACTCACATCAGGCCATTATGAGCAATTTTGGTGAAATCCGGAGCGAAGAAGTTACCGTTGTTCGCGTTGTTGTTGTTGTTGGAGCCTGTAGAGGTTACGTTCCTGCTGTTATTCGCGTTGCCCGAGATACCAGACCTGTCAACCAGCACCCCACAAAACACTCATTCAGCGAGTGATTTTGCCTTACGTTTCTCTGATCGAATCCATTTGACAAGAACAGCTCTAAGTTCATCAATAAGGTCGATCATATATTTATTCGTGCTTTCTGCAAAGTGGACTTCATCGTTTAGCACACAGTAAATATGCTCTAGCCGAAATGTGAACCTTAATGCGCGTTGCTCTAGTCCAATGCGTTGTGCATAGTTTTCAAGCAATGTTTCCTTGTCCAAATTCTCGCCTACATAATAGCCCTTATTGGCTTCCAAAATATCAGCACCAATACTTATGGCATCTGCCACAAGCATTTTGCCGACATTTGCAAACCGTTTTGGTATGTGCTTGTTATTTACATTTTTGTCTTTCGGCTTTGCAACGCTCATAACGTGCGCCGTTAATTTTTTGGCTTTGTTATATGCGTCCAATTCCGATCTGGTCGGAGTTCTTTCGTCCGTCCTCACCGCCATCGGTAATCACTCCCTTCAGCCGCGCTGAACGCGCGGCGATTAAACAGATTTCCCGATGATGAAGGCCGGAGCGAAGAAGAAACCGGTGTACGCGTAGTGGCTGCTGTAGGAGCCTGTAGAGGTAACGAGCCTGCTGCGATACGCGTGGCCCGAGTAACCAGACCTGCTCCAGCGGTAGTTGTTCAGCGTACCTCCTGCCTTATTGTACTTCGCTCTATCTGCCACTGCGGAATTTGTGAGTGTATTATTCGTGTATTCCGAATAAAGGTCTGTCGCATTACCTTCGTTTGTCTGAATATCAAAACTCATTTCCTTCATAGAGAGCAGGAAAACACGATCTTCGCTCACATAAGTTTTGCCATTTGTAAACGATGTCAACAAAACGAACATTCCTTCAACAGACGCTCCTGCTGATGGTTGAGGACTGGCGGGTGTAAAAGTCCTATTCCCGGGAGTCCCACTCCGCACATAGTATGTCGGTGCGTCCGATGCGGGAGCCGTCCCTGTCGCAGGCTGAAACGATTCCAGATCGTGATTTCCGTAACCGCTTGTCCAGTAAATATTTGCATACTGGATCAGCTCCTTCACACGAGGGTCAATGCCCCACAAAAATCCCCTGTTCCGATTGTATGCGGATGCAATGTTATTATCATATGTGGGGACGTAATTGTCATCAGCGGTATCATCTGCTAACCACTCGTGCATATTACACATAGGCCAACAGTTGTTGCCGAGTGCCGACCTGTCAAAATCCCCAACCACTACGACAGGATCGTTTGCATCCACGTTCAGATTTGTAAGCAACGAATATCCGCCTGCCGTAGCGTCAGATGTACTGAGCAATGTGGTCGATATGTTTGCCCCGGCTGCGGTAGTGGTTCCGAACAGGACTGGTTTTAGCTGATTCGGCTTATAGACATTACTGATAGATGCACCACTCGCATCGGCGTACGCGCCGTTTTGATAACCTGTACTCTGCATCTGAATCTTCGTATCACCACCAATTGCCGCAGACAGTTCAAAACACACATTGAACGTCTTGCCAGAATAATAGGAATACATCGGCAGATAATACTTTCCCGCCGGGACGCTCTTCCCTGCTTGTATGCAGAACAAAGATTCATATGTATTATATGCTTTCGTATCAGGTGCATATGTCTGTTCCAAGCACCAGTTATGCGGAACATTAGCATCGACAGAGATAAAATCGTCATATCCGACAAATGTATAACTTATAGCGTTTACAGTTGTCTTTATGTCCATAACTTCGCCAGCCTGTGGCGTGCCGCTAACACTTAGGCCAAACAGCTCAAGAGAAATGCTCTCTCCGCCATATGTCCAATTTGTTCCATCAAATACGATTAGATATTCGGATTCTTCGGCCTCACCAACACCGTTTATGAAAGCGTCCATATCTGTACATGTTACAGTCAGTCCGCTCGTAGTGGTTCCGAGGACAGATTTAATCCAATTTATATCAGTCGTATAACCAGGCTGAATGACGGATGTGCTCTGTCCAGATGCTATCAGATCGCCCAACGTAGACCAGTTGTTAATGACGCTTTTCCCGCCGAGTTCATCAATTTCATCTTGTAACGCATCAATCTGACTTTGTACGGCAAGACTGTTCGCCTGTGCGGTTGCCATCGTCAAAAGCGTATTAGCCGAATACACCCCCTCGGCATATCTCCCAGATACAAGATCAAAGACCTTATAGACATTTTCTGTTGTGTCAATGTAGATTGTGCAGAGATACATCATCACACCGAGCGCAGACATGTCGAAGAAAACATGATCTCCAACCGTATTCACGGTATTCAGTATTGAAGCTATGTCTCCGAGCGTAGTGCCTGTATTCGTGATTTTAATGATGCGGCATAAATCATCGTACTTGTTAATTTGGCTCTCTAACTCACTTATATCCTGCTTTAAGTGAGTAAGTTCTGTGCCAGCTTTTACAGCCACAGCATCTGATCCAGTCCACGTTCCCGCTGCGTGGTCTGCTGTAAACCTATACATCACCCCGTCTCTGAGGACATAATCCCCAGCGGAGTATGCCGTTGAAACGGAAAACACTGGCGCCATGTTTTCTTCTGCCGCTTCGATCCTTTCAATCTGCTCATCGCCTGCATCCTGGATCTCCTGCAGCACCTCTGTAACATGGGCTCCCCCCGTGTTCCCATTGCCCGACAGGTAGCCGATCAGTTCTAGTCCTACATTTTCGAGCATATCAATCCACCTCCGGTTTCAAGATCAGGCGGCCTTCCGGAATAAATGTATCAACTGTCCCATTAGCCAGAGTGATCTGGATGTCGAAGTCATATGTTCCGAATCCCAGCGGTTTTGTATCAGCAGGCGTCAGTTCCAAAAGCATATCCGCATTATTCAGCGTCTTCGTGATAAGCGGTTCATCGTCTTTGTACTGTGATCTGGCCGGGTTCATCCTATTGCTTTTAAGAGCAAACCGAACTACATCACCCTGTTCTGGCGCATATTCCACAGGGCCTTCGTCCGTGTTCTGCATACAGGTTACTTTGATCGATACAGAATCCCCTCTCGTCATTGTGATTATGTTATCTTTTACAATTACCATATCACACCTCCTCTTTAATCATGAACGCCAGTGTATCCATGTCAGTGTCGGTCAGGGAAATTTCTCCCAGATCCTCAATTTTGATTTTCTCAATGTCCACCGGGGTTTCCTGTGACAGTACCTCTGCCTGAGCTGTGGCATATTCCTGTATATATTCCGGTTTCACCTGCCGGCCATTGCCGTCCTCTGCAGGGATAGAATGATCATCGTCAGCGTATTTCTGCCGAATTTCATTCAGTGCTCCGTCAATTATCTCTTTTGCCCTAAAAATCCTGTCCATGTTCAAGCGCCGTTTCCATGCGATAGGTGCCGGCAGTTTGAGATCAGACTTTTTCCCCGTGTATGCTGACGCTATCGCCAATATTTCCAGATTCCTCATGCAGTCCTCCTTTTAAGTGTGGCCACCTCTGCTGACAATTCCTGTATGGCTTTCACCAGATAGCCTACGAGATAAAATGTATCAACAGATTTCACGTTCATTTCTCCGGTTTCAGAATATCCGCCGCCGACAGTCAGTTTGTCGTCCAACTTTTCCAGTTCATCGGCAATTACACCGATCCTCTGATGCCGCCCGTCTTTCCAGTCAAATTCCCGGATCTTGATTTTATTGACCAGCGGAAGTGCTTCTACAGTACTGTCCTCAATGTTATCCTTCAGACGGATGTCAGAAGCGGCAACAGCAGCGGCTGATATAGCAGACCTGAACTTAGCAGGATCGGCAATAGTGTATGTAAGATTGCCACTCTTATCCATACTCATTTTGATGCCTTTTACACCCACTCGCGTCCCAGAAGTATTATAATTCTGTATATACCAATAACTACCTATTACGCCATCAGATTGAACTATGCCTTCTAATCGCGCTATAATACGATTAGAAGCGTCCGTAATATTAAAAGTGGTTGGATATTGAGTAGAAGATACACCATTATCAGCTGCGGATAAATTATAAGTAGTTTTAAGTGTAAGATTATTAGCAAGATTCCCAGCGAATGTCCATTCACCGTATGCAGTCACAGCATTAGTGTTGTTCCCTCGCACCAAGATGGCTCTTGCTGTGTTGGAGGCATCGTAGGAATACAGTCCTGCCTGTCCGTTTGGATCAGCGTAGATGAAGATACGGTTTCCTGTTTTGCTGTTTCTTGCGACTATCCTTACCTGACTATTGCTCGACTCGGATATAATTATGCCGAAAGTATATAGCTCGCTCGTATTTAAGTACATTGGAAGTGACAGAAGACTGTTTCCAAACTCTATCCATTTCTCATTATTTAATTGCCGCAAGGAAAGCGAACAATACACAATATCTTCAATAGAAAAGCTCAAGACAGCCGGAGTCAACTGATTAGCCGGAGTGTTTATAAACAGGCTTGCCCCGTTACAGTAAGGCACACCGCCAGAAGTCACATAAAATTTATCTTTTATTGACAACCCGCTTGTACCAAAGTAATAACCATTGGCGTTTTTGTAATTAGCGTTACCGTACCATATTGATGAGTCAGTAATATTCCAGGGGCCAATAGCCCCCCCGCTGGCGTAAAGCTTCCCGTCGCCAAGAATCGCAGCATACTTGCTTCGTATCAACTTGTTGTTCAAGTCAATGATCATCCCGGCGCTTGTATAAGTCCCGCTGGAATACTTATAATCAAATGACTGCATGACACCTGCAGTGATCGTACCCAGATTGGCATAAATTGCAGACAGCGAATCGCCCACAATATTGAATGCCGTGATGGTATTTGCAGCGATTTCCCCGCCTGTAATGCTGTTCGCGACGATTTTATTGGCATTGATCGTCCGCTCCGTCAGGATATATCCGTCAATGGTGTTCGTCTGCGTGCTGGTGATCTGCCCGTAATTGTTCAGCGCATACACCAGCGATGTGGTACTTCCCCGGATCGCGATCCTGTCTGCGATCAGTGTGCCGGCTGTGATATTCGCGGCATTTACCTCTACAGCATCCAGATATCCGGTAATTTTCGCTCCGGAAATAACAGCGTCCTTGATCAGGCCGACCTCTACAAACAGGTCTTTGATTTTCGCCGTATTGATGTTCGCTGTATCAATGTTGCCGAATGTGATATTGGCATACTTCAGGTCCGCTGTTTCTGCTGTCAACATATTGGCAGCGATCCGGCCAACTTCCAGATTCAGTGTTCCGAGTGCGCCGGCTGTAGTCTGAATGAAATCCCCCAGAGTAATATCTCTTCCGCTGCTGTTTCCAACCACGCCATCTGTAAAATGCAGGATATCGCTTACCTTGATCGTGCCATTATAGTTCCCGTCGCTCCCGATCAGTGCGTCTACAATGGCGGCTGACGCCTGCAGTTTCGCCTGCATCTCTTCCCATGTCAGGAACGTATTTGACAGCTCACAGGTGTTACGATCCGGCTCTTCCGGATATTCAGTCAGCTTCACAATCCTCTGCTTGTCCCTGGTTCCTGTGCTCTTGTCGATCAGCGTAACCGTATCTCCGATATTATAATCCAGCAGGCTGTATTCTGCCGACATCTCTGCCAGATCGATCACCTGGGCACTGTAGGATACCTTCGGCTTGCTCATATCCGCCAGTCTGGCGGCGGCATCATCCTTCAGTGCCTGAGCATCGGTATAATTGGCATCCTCCCAGATATACGTTCTCACTTTGCCGGAATACTGATTATTATCCAGATACTCCACCCCGCCATTAACGTCTTTTATATCCAGTCCGTCAGCGCCATATGGCACAATCCGTGTATAATAATCGTAGCTGTCAGTTTTTTTCGTGAGCTGCATAAGGTTCAGCCCTGCCAGGAAATACACCCCACGGTCTGATCCACGATGCTCATAAAATGTAATAGTCTTGTTGACCGTATCAAATGACATCTCGCACAGAAAAGCTGTGCAAAGATCCTGCAGCACGCCCAATGCAGATTTTTTAACGATACCGGCATTTCTGGTTTTTGTGACATTCGATCCAGCAACCGTCCATCCGGTCCCCGCGATAGCCAGCTGTGCCGCCTCAGCGATAGTGCAGTTTTTCGCCTGAAATGCCTTCCACGCTTTCCCCTCAAGTTCCTCCAGATTCAGCGCAGCATATATAACCGGCATTCCAGTGGTGGTACGATCTACCTCTTTCACCACATATTCATCGTGATCATCCCGGATATAGTATTCCGGGATCACATCCTTGCTTTCATCCAGATTTATAAATGATATGGTCTTGTCGCCGCTGTTCAGCTGTGACTCTCGCTTCAGATCACTTTTCTTTGCAATGCTGCCGATATACGTATGGTTCTTGTCGTAAAGGGCCAGGATCATTCCATCACCCCCTCTATAAATATCTCGGTTTGAGTTTTACAATTAGATCAGCTCCCGGATTACTGGCCGCAAAATGTGCCGTACCAGGCGTCACCACCGGCAGTTCTGTGAACACTGCCGGCACCAATATCCCGTTCTGCGTCACCATTCCCGTTTCTGCGTCGATGATGGCGGCCGATCCGGAAGCCACCCCCGGAAGCGTCAGGCTCCATCCTGTTTCAGCGCACGAAATCGTTGTTTCTCCCAGCGCTACAGATGAGGATACTTCAATCCTCACCGGTGTTTCAGCGGTTCCTGGATTGTATACTTCGACTTCTTCTGCACCTTCTATCGCTATCTCTTCTCCATACTCGTATCCTTCCAAAGTCAACGTGACCTTATGCCACCGCTTTCGTGATAATTCTTCCACTGCATGTGTCTTCAATGTCCCGCGAAAAGAATTCAGAAATCCGTCCAGTTGGATGTCGAGTGTTCCGATCATTTTTGACAGGATGTAACTAATATTATCCCGGATTGCGTTCCTTCCGTTCCCACTCACAGATAATACTATCTGTAACGGTTTAAATCCCACCTGTGGGCTGAGCAGGACAGGTAAAGGGCTACCAGCAACCCATATTGATCTCGTATTGATTGCCGAATAGCCCCATACCACATTCACCTGTTTTGCCCCGGCTTCGGATATCTCCCAGCCGTTGATTGTCATACTATGCCTCCTCTGGTAGAACGATACGTGGACGCTGCCATATTATTGCTGATTTTGGCTGTAAGCTGATCCATAGTTATCGTCGCACCTGTTCCGACACCGTCTTTCACGTCGTTCAGGCTCGCCAGGATCGCAGCCAGGATGCCGGCAATATTGCCAGTGTCTACCGCCACAGTCTGGGTGCCGTAGCTTCCTGCTCCTGCACTTGTCGCGGCGTTCATCCGGCTCATGCCATTCATCCATTTTCTTTCCCACTCATAATAATATGTTTCCATTCCCGGCAGGCTTTCATCCATCTTTTTCTTGAGGCCTGAGATCAACGATGCGACTGTGTCCTCTCCGATAGTCTTTGCTTTTCCGACCATTCCTGCCAGGCTGCTGCTGATCCCGGCGCTCATTTCGGCCAGGTCTGAATCGTATTGCTTCTTCAAATCCGCGAGCTTTTTCTGCGCTTCAGCCTGGGCATTTGCAATCCCCTGTGCCGTTTCCCCCAGCAGTTCTTTGCTCTGGATCCCAGCCTGACGTTTCGCAATGTTCTGCTTCTCCTGCCAGATCCTCACCCATTCGCCAAGTTCCGATGATGTCATCCGGTTCAAGGTATAGATATTTGCCGTCGCCTCCGGCCCCATCTCCTCCAGCTGATCCAGCAGTTCCTTCGGCAGGTTCTTGTTGCGCAGTGCTGTAATCTCCTGCTCCCACAGTCTCAGCCCTTCGATCTGTGTCCTGGCGTTCCTGAGCATAGCCTCACTGGTAAAGCCTTCATTGTCCCAGGCATCGAACAGACCAAAGCTCTGCAGAATCGCTTTCTCACGCTGGTTTACAGCATCTGTGTAGGTCTTCGTCAGCTCTTCTATATTGGCCTTTTCTTCGTCCATAATGGACTGCTGCTCTGCCAGATAATCCTTTTCCAGTTGTTCCCGCTGTTCCGTGTATTCTCTGGCAGCATCAAAATACTTTTTATCAGCCTCGATCCGTTCATCGGTTCCTTCCGTGAACTGCTTCCTGGCTTTGTCCCAGTACTGCATCTCAGCTTTCAGGGAGACCTTGTAATACGTTTTATATTTCGACAGGATGCTGTCGTGAACACTGGACAGGGTCTTTCTCTGCTCTTTCGCGGCTTCAACCGGATCTGGTCTGCCGGCTGCGACTTCTTCCTCTAACGACGCGATCTTTTTATAGATCGTCAGGTATTCGTCTGTGTCAGCGGCAAATTGCTTTATACGCTCTTTCCAGTAGGCCAGTTCCCAGGCAGCTTCCTTATTCTCCAGTGTCCGTTTCCGATCGACCTCCTTCTCCATTCCGGAAAGAAGATCTGAGCGTTTCTGGGCTTCTTCAGCCGCTGCCTGCTCCCGGAGTGACGCCAGCCTGTCTGTGATGGTGTACCACTCATCGGAATATTTGGTATACGCCTTGATCTGCTCTTCCCAGTATGCGATCTGTGCAGCTGTATCCATCTTTCCCTGATAGATCCTCTGTTTTACATACGCTTCCTGGGAGGAAAGCATTTTTGCCTGCTCAGCAGCTTTTGTAGCGGCCAGGTCCTGCTCCAGGGACTTTATCCGATCTGTGATCGTATACCACTCATCGGAATACTTTTTAAATCCCTTGATCTGCTGTTTCCAGTAGGCAAGCTCTGATTCCGTGTCCATCTTCCCCTGGTACGTCCGTTTCTTAACATAAGCCTCATCAGCCGCCAGTGATTCGCTCTGCGTCTTGCTTTTAGCCGCTTTGATCTGATCATTGATGGAATTGATCTGCTTCTGTGCGTCATACCAGGCTTGTGTTCCCTTTTTCAGCTGTTTCTGTACGTTTGCCCAGTAGATTTTTTCCTGTTCCAGAGACAGGTTATGCAGGATTTCGTAGTTGTCCAGGTATTTCTTCGCTGCGCTGTAAATATCGGAATAATAGGTTTCAGCGTCCTTCTTCACAGTCTTCTTGTTGCTTCCGCTTCCAGTAGTCGTTGTCCTGGATACCCCAAACCGGGTGCCGATTTTTGCCGCCAGAGAGGCGTTTTCCGTCCTCTCCATGTCCTTTGCGGCTGCAGTCGCCTGGGCAACCTGCCTTTTATACGCCTCCGCACCCGACTTCGCCGCCTGTTCGACCCGCTTCCAGAAATCCTGCTCTGTCTTTACGGAAATATCCTGCCGTTTCTTTTTCTTTGCCAGCCATGCGGTAGCTTCGTCATAGACAGCATCGGAAACTTCTCTGGCGGCGTTCTCCGCATCCGCTTTTCCGGATCTGATACCTTCCGCCATGCCCTTCGTGAGCATCTCGCCGACTTCTTTTTTCCATTTCTTTGACGGGGAATGGATTCCAGCCTCATTCTTCGCCGCTGCCAGAGCATCCCGGACAATCTGCCTTGCTTTCTCCATGACATAATGGCCCATGGATGCAATACCGCTTCCTGTACCTTCCGCCAGGTTTTGGCCTGCAGAGTAGTAGCCACCCTGCTGCGCCACGATAGCAGATATTCCCCCGTAGGCAAGGCCGCCTGCAGACTCTGACACTTCACTGGTTTTATCCTCCATCCCATCAGCTGCTGAAACAGCATTCTCACCACCGACAGCAGCATAACCGGCCGGATTCCGCAATGCGCCGATACCAGCAAAGGCAACAGCCGTCGATTTCGTTTCTACAGCCGAAGTTCCTGCTTCTACCCCGCCGGCATAGCTTTCGGTGTTCTCTGTACCGGCCTGTTTATACTCAGGCTTGGCCGCATTTATCGCTTCCAATCCTGACTGGCTTATATCATCCGCGCCTTCTTCAACATAAGAACCAGCAGACTGCTGTCCCTCCGCGTATGCTTTGATATTACTTTCGCCAGCTTCCCGGAAACTGGAGTCGGCGTGCATCAGGGCTCCGGCTCCGACAGCACCGTACTGGTCTGTATTGACGGCTTGCATTCCTTCTTCGATGCCCTGTTCGTAGCTTTCGGCAATCTGTTTTCCATGTTCCCGTGCAGCTGCTTCACCGGTCCCCAGACGCTGTACAGCTTCTTCGCGGAGTGCATCCGCTGCCTCTTCTGCCTGACCAATGTTTTCTGTGATACCCTGTGAATATGCATCTGCCAGGTCCTTGCCCGCCTGCGTCGCTTCTGTAATCTTCTCAGCATCCGCGGACACATCCATGGCTTCTGTCCACGCTTTGGAGACTTTTTCAAACTCCCCGTCACCAGCCTCCATGGACTCAACCAGCTGCTGCACCAATGCTGCACCCTGTTCCGGTCCCAGCTGCGCCAGATAATCATAAAATTCCTGGCTCATCCCGTCGCCGATCTGGGCTGCCAGCGTCTCCATATTTTTGGCCCAGCCGTCTATAGCTTCTTTCTGTTTTTCAAGACGTGTAATGATCGTGTCCAGAGAATCAGCGGATTTCGCCTCAAAATCGTCGAACACACTGACGGCGCCCTGCATGGATCCCTCGATCCCGGTCCGCATATCCTCAGCTGCTTTTTCCAGCTTTTCCAGCTGTTCCGGATCAATTTCATCCACTGCTTCAGCAAGGCCTTCTGCTGATTCTCCAGCTTCTTCCATCGATGAAACGATGATGTTCCCGCTTTCATCAATCTCTGCACCAAGTTCCGCCAAAGTTCTGGTGGTCAGATCATATTCTTCCCGCGCCTGCTGCTGCAGCCGATTTACCTCAGCCTGTGCGGACATGGCGTTGTTCAGCTGGCCGACCAGTCTTCCCTGTTCTTCTGACTGGTCTTTGGAGATCCTGACATGATAATCGGCATATTCCGCGCCTTCTTCCCGGGCTTTGTTCAGTTCTTCCTGCGCTTTTTTTACAGCGGAATCGGCTTTCGCGACTCTGATTTCCGACTCGATCAGTGCATCGGAAGCGGCCTTCATGGCTTTTATGTACGCTTCCTGTTTTGCCGAATTGCTATATGCCTTCATCAGGCGATCGACTTCATCGGCTGTCAGGTGCAGGACGCCTGCTTCTTCGTCCCAGGCTTCGGAAAGTTCAGGGATTTCATCCGCCAGCTCTTCCACAATCTTGGAGATCTGGTATTTCTGAAACTCTGTCGTTTCTGTTGCGCCCGCGACCTCCTTCAAGACCGATGCATAGGCATCCAGTTTTATGGAATCCGATTCATAATCGGTCAGAACGGCCTGAGCATTTTCCAACGATGCTTTGACCGATTCGTTAGACTTATTTATGTCTTCTATAAATGTTTCCAGCGCTGTTTTCTGAGGCGTTATGGCTTCCGTGATCCCGGAAAGAAACCCTGTCACGGTCTGGACGGTGCTGCGAAGCGGTCCCTGGACATATCCATATGCGGCAATACCAAGCCCTTCCAGAGCCGAATTCATAGTTGTCAGATCACCCTGCAGATTGTCCTGCATGGTACTTGCCATGTCTGCAGCTGCTCCATCTGAGTCCCTAACTGCTTTCGTCAGTTTTTCAAAATCAGATGGTGCTGCATTCACTACTGCCAGCAAGCCGCTCATGGCGTTCGCCCCGGCTATGTGTTTTGAAGCCGCCGTCTGTTCACTTTCAGACATTCCTGCGAAGGCCGTCCGCAGATCCCCCATGACTGTATCCAGAGATTTCATGTTTCCCTCTGAATCCGTCAGGGATATTCCCAGGCGTTCCATCTCCGCAGCGCACTCCTTTGGGGGCGCTGACAATCTTGTGAGCATGGCCCGCAAGGCCGTACCGGCTTTATCGCCCTTGATGCCGGCATTTGCCATAAGTCCAATTGCTACAGCCGTATCTTCCATGCTGTAACCAAGGGCCCCTACGATCGGCGCCGCATACTGGAATGTAGCCCCCATCAGCCCGACGTTCGTATTAGCATTCGACGAAGCTGCAGCCATGACATCTGCCAGGCGTGTAGCATCACCCGCAGAGTATCCCATCGCAGTCAGAGCATCCGTCACGATATCAGACGTAGTCGCCAGATCTTCCCCAGAAGCTGCCGCCAGGTTCAGAATACCGTCTATGCCTTCCAGCATGTCCTGCGTATCCCAGCCGGCCATGGCCATGTACGAAAATGCATCCGCCGCTTCTGACGCCGAGAATTTTGTCGATGCGCCTAATTCCTTTGCTTTCGCAGTCAGCGCCTCCATACTGCTCCCGGACGCTCCGGAAATAGCCTGCACCTTAGACATTCCAGCTTCGAATGAGGATCCTACATCTACAACATACTCTGCCGCTTCCTTTGCTTTATCGACAAGTTCCCCCAGTGCATCTTTCGCGAAATCCGCAGCGGCAACGCCTACACCTGTTTTCAGAGAGTCGCTCCAGCCCTCTGTTTCCTTTGTTGCTTCCCGAACCTGGTTCCCATACCCATCGATGGAATGTGCGCACTGGTCTGTAGATTCCCTTGCCTCGTCCAGATATTTTTCGTTCTGTTCAAGGGCTTTGCTGTTTCTCTGAACGTCTTTCGATGCAGAGCTTACCTTCTTCGCCCATTTCTGCGTACAGCTTTCTGCAGTTGTCAGGTTACGCTGGTTCTCTTCCTGAGTCTTCGTCAGCTCGGAAAGTTTTCTCTCCTGCTCCTTGACCTTATCCGAAGCATCTCCATAGGTCTTTTTCAGCTGCTCCAGTTCTTTCTGTGCTTCATCTACTTCACGATTGCTGTTGTCAAGCGCAGCACGATGTTTCTCTACTGCTTTCTGGGCATTATCATACCCGGCCTTCGCCTGCTCCAGGGCAGCCTTGACTTTCCCCTGCTGTTTTTCCAGCAGTTCCTGTTTCTTGGTCAGGGCCTCCAGAGAATTTGCATTCCCGGAATAAGTACCTTCCAGCGCCTGAAGTTCAGCCTTCACCTGCTTTGCCGCATTGGCGGCGTTGGTCATGGCGTCCCGGAACTCCCGTTCCCCGTCAACCGCTAAAATGATTCCTACTTTGTTTCTAGCCATATACCATCACCCCCATAGGCATCAAAAAAGCACCTGTTCTCACAGATGCTATAAAATGTCCAGAAGATTACTTTCTTTTTTCTTCTTTCCGTTATATTCAAGATAAGCGTCATACAGCAGATAGAACTTCCGGAGTGTCATTCGGAATAACTCCTGCTCCGAATAGTTTAATATATGTCCTCCGATGTATAAGAGCCGTGCTACATTCACGCTCCGTTCTCTGCTTTTGGGCTGTCATCATCCTCCGGATCCTCGTCTTCATCCTCATCATCAGGCTCAGGCAGGGAAATGCCGAATGCTTCCACCACTGCCTTTGCCAGTATTGTGATTTCGTTCCAGACGATTTTCTTCGCGAGTTCCTTCTCAGTTCTTTTTCCGTCATCTTCCGCATTGATCAGGATCGTCAGTACGGAAAGGAATGTCCGCAGTGCATCAAGATCATCCACGGTATAAACCGCTCTTGTGACATCGTTTATGACATCGAACAGCGGTCTCCCGATCTTGCTCTGGATCTCATCAATTACGAAAATAGTGAAGAGGAGCTCATGCTCCTCCCCACCAACGGAAACCTTTACTCCATGCGGATTAAGGTCGCTCATTTATTCCTCCTGTCAGGCAGAAATGTCCGCCTTGTCATTCAACCATGCCTTCGCGGCTGCTTCGGTAGTGAAAACATGCTTCTCATAGATCTCTCCGGTAACCAGCGGATAAGACTTGCCTTCGATGGTATCCGTCTGGAACTCAGTGGTTTCGCCTTTTGTTGCAGCATTCTCAGCCGGTCTGGTGTGCTGTACCTTGTTCAGCCAAACCACAGTATAGGTCGTGACACCGTTTTTCTTGCGGCGCTTATAGAAGCCCACGCCTACGAAAGGAGCGGTATCCGTTTCTTTGATGACAATACCTTCCGGTGTCTCGGCAACGGGCGGAGTAGCTTCCGGATTTGCAGCAACAGCCTCCGTATAGGTATGGCCAAGCAGATCGGCCTGAACCTTCAGGGACAGATCATCAACATTCAGGGACGTTTCCAGGTTCTGCAGGGACTTGTCGGTTTCTGCAATGCCGTCATCGGCCCAGAGCTCCACATCGTTGCTGTTCGGATTTCCGGAAAATTCAATGGCCTTTGCCACCACAAAACCATTGGCCCAGCTTGCAGCCCCGTTCGCCTCAGTGAGCGGAGCGGCTACTACATACTTCATACCAATATGTGCCATATCAGTCTACCTCCAATTCCTCATCGTTCTCAACCTCGCACTCAAATATGATGTGCCTGGTTTTATTGTCCGGTTCGACTAATGATGTTATCACTGGCCATGTAAAGCCTGCATTCAGCAGCCGTCTCCGGATCTGTTTCTGTGTACTGAAAAACTCGATGTCACGCGGGAGGAACCAATGGATCTGCAGATCAGCTACCTCGTTCTGAGGCTCGTTGTCCGCCATTACCGCAGCTCCATCCCTCGCGAGTGTGAATGTAATATACTGTTTCTGTCCGTCACCGAAGAAATCCTCTTCAACGGGAATGCCGAGACCATCCAGCGCTGTATCGATTTTCTGAAAGAGTGTCATAACTTAGCCACCTCCTCATCGATGGTCTTCTGGATAATCCGCCTGCATTCAGCTTCAGCATTGTTTACTGCGGTCTGCCTCACCGGTCTCGGCATCTGGCCATGTGACCTTACACCATATTCCAGATAGGCCAGTTTCGCGCCGTTCCTGACGCCTTTGCTGTCCGTGCCTGTCGGCCTTACTGCAGAAAACACACCCAGTTCATTCTGTCTGGCATCCGTTGCCTCAATGGATGCAGCCAGTGAACCTGTTGCGTCCCCCGAAACCACAGAATTCACTGCGGCCTTGAATGATTTCACCAACACCGGTGACGCAGCATCGACAGCAGTAATGGCCATCTTTTCTGGGGATCTCAGCTTTTTCAGCATCCTCTCCAGCTCGTTAAAGCCTGTGATCGTTGCTTTAGCCATCCTTTGGCACCACCTTCCCCCGTTCCCGGAGTGAGCAGGTCAGGATGATGCTCATGGACCGTTCTCCCTTGAATGTCCTCCGGATATCATAGATATCTCCGGTTGACTCATCCCGCAGATAAGACTGTCCTGCATAATTTGCTTTGTGGATCTCTACATTGACATCTGCAGTATAGCCAAGCTGGTTCGCGACCATCTCATCATCCCGTGTCGTATCCCTGAAACTCGCCCTGATCGGGTCCCCCCAGGCTTCCACTGTCTGCTTGATCCCACTTGGTGTTTTTATGACTGCAGGTGCTGAAAAGGAAATTGCTTTATTCCACATCAGCTCCCACCCTCTTCCTGGCAGAGCCGGAAGGTCATTTCCCGGAATGTCTGCATATACTTGCTGGCGTTCGTGCGGTCATCGCCATAATTGGCTTTGACATACGCCGTTATACTCAACAGCACCCGGCCTTCCGGCTCAACTGATTCAAGCAGGTCCGCAGGGACTCCAGAGGCTTTCATGTCAGCCAGCGCGGCTTCAATCAGGCTTTCCAGTTCGTCATCATAGACATCTATGCCTTCAATCCCCAGCCGCTTTTTGACTGCTTCCAACATGATTAACCACCTCCCAGGGCTGCCGTCTGTTCTTCCAGGAATTCCGCAATTATATCGGCCTTCCGCGTTGCTGTGATGGTATAGCCCTTATCTTCGGCGATAGCTTTAATCTGGGCTATCGTTAAGGCCGTGAGTTCCTCTTCAGACAGACTGCCGTCTTCGTTGGTGTCGGCCTCTGCAAAGGTGGCAGGATCACCACCTGAGCTATCGCCTGTTATTCCCCCGACTGAATCTCGAGGATATAACCGTTCACCCATGCAGCAGTGTCAACTGGCTTGTAATCCGCACGAACTTCCGCCCGGAACAGAGTACCTCTCTGCTCAAAGGCATTATAGCCTTCTACGGAGGCCACGTTGGAAGACAGGATCGTTGTTCTCTTGCGATCATAGATCCTGACGGCTTCTTTCAGATCGCCGGGGATAAACGGAAGCTTATAATTTGTTACCTCGTAGTAAGAGGCAATGCTGGCGGTCTTCGGATCGTCTACCACCGTATATACATAGGGGCTTTCATCCGTGCCGGATCCACTCCTTGTATAGTAGGTCTTTCCGTCAACTACTGCCTCGTCGCTCGTGGCGCTGAAGACTGCCTCGGAAGGCATAACCTCGTTCGGCACGATTTCAACCTGAACGACCGTAGCCCCTACGCGCAGCTGGATCCTCTGCGGCTCCGTAGGATTCGGATTCAGCAGCGGACGATGGTTGGCGTCTTCCAGAGTATCCAGGTAATTCAGTCCGTCATCGTTTGTCACGATCACGACGTTACGACGATATGCCTGGCCCAGGGTTACGTTAATAGCCTTCTTCAGATCTGCCAGCCCCGTCATTTCGACTGCCGGCTTGCTCTTCAGGATCGCGATAACCTCGTTGTTATCCGTTGCCAGGCTGTTCTTGCCGATCCAGGTCACGATCTCGTTCGTAATATTGGCATCAGAATCAGCCAGCAGGTCATTGGTAACCGGGATATATCCCGCGTAGTCCTCAATATCATAGGTCACCCTGGTGAACTGAGGACCTGCAATCTTCTGGACAGCGCCATTCTCCAGGACCTTCTGAAAGCCTGTAGCCTGCGTCTTTGTCTGATACGTACGAGCCCCTTTGTTGGTCTTTACCGGTTCAACGGTGACCAGTCTTCTCATCGAGAAGTTAGCCTCCTTGAAGTGCTCGATCCGCGTCTGGATGTCTTCCGGCACAGTATATCCGCCGTCGGCAGGCGTGCCTTCGCTCATCGGAGTCACGGTATTCACAGCGAACCGGTTCCTGGCTGCATTTGCAAATTCATGTTCTGCATCTGCTTCAGGGTTTTTCGGAGCGGGTTCCTGCGTTCCGCCGTAGTTAAACGGCACAGGATTAGCCGGGAGCGTCTCCTCCATGTCCTTGAGCAGATCGAATTTCTTCTGCAGGTTTACGAGTTCCTTCTTGGCCGTTTCGGCCTCGTCCAGCTTGCCCTCATCCACCAGGGATCTCACGAGGGCTTTCTGCTTATTGATGCTGTCCAGCAGCTCCAGCAGGTTTTTCGGCATGGTTCTACCTCCTTTGCCTTAGATACCGTACAGTTCCAGGTCTGCGGTAAGCCCTTCCGCCCTCGCCCTGTCCTGTGCTTCTTTTTCCTCTTTGGCTTTAGCCTCCTTCGCCTTCTCAATCAGTTCCGGCGTGATCGACATTCCAAAGAGGGCGTTACTATATCTACCAGGGGCTCCATCCGGTTCCCCGATGATAGCATCACAGATTCCCATAGCCACTGCCTGATTCGCAGTAAGCCAGGTTTCCTTGTCCATCATTTTGAGGATTTCTTCCTCACTCCTGCCGCTTTTTGCCACAAACGCGGCAGCGATCGAAGCATTCAGAGATTTCAGCATCCGGGATGCCTTATCCATTTCGTGATAATCTCCTGATGTTGCTGTCGATACATTATGCACCATGATCGTGCCCACGGCCGACATTTCCACCCGCCGGCACCCCATCGCCAGGAAGCCAGCCGCAGATGCCGCCATCCCCATGATCTTCGCGGTGCTGGGCACCGTCTGAAGCAGGCTGTATATCTCCTGCCCGGATGCCACATCTCCGCCCGGAGAATTGATTCTGACCTCCAGTTCCTCCCCGTTCTCCAGGGCAGCTATAGCTGCTTTGATTTTGTTTGGCGTGGTATTCTCCCAGCCTAGCCAGTCGTATATCCATCCGTAATCATTCGGAATGATTTCGCCTGTTACTTCAACCATCCCCATTTCCATTTCCTCCTTCCTGGGCAGGATCCGCTGATACCCCCCGGAAATATCCCAGTTGCGCCGGTGCAACTTCGCCATATGCAGGTATCAAAAAGACATTTCCATACTGCTGTCCCACCTGCGTGACAGGAATATAATTCCCATTCATCATCAGCTGATCTCCGCCCGGTTTTGCAGGCATGTTCAGGTATCCCCTTGCCTCATTCGGTGTATAAATACCATTGTTTACGCCCTGGGCCAGCATCTCCATCTGGCTCTTGGAGTCCGTTCTGAGTAGTACCTTTTCATTAAACTTGAAAACATACCCATCTGCAGCTTCTCTGTGTGTCAGACAGATATAATTGATTTCATCTTCGTACTGGCGGATCCTGTACAGCATGGTATCTACCAGGAATGACAGCTGCTGCATTTCAGCGTTCGCATAGGATGATTTTTCGTAATCATTCAGCTGTGTCGGTTTTATCCCGAAAGCAGCCGCTATCTGCTGTGCGCTGTACTTTTTCAGCTCCATGTACTGATTATTTGCCAGGTTCCCCTGCTCCAAAGGCGTCAACGTCAGGGATTTCGGTACCGGTATCACCTTTCCTGCATTCTCCGGCCCGGTCAGCTTATCTGCGAACTTCGCTTTCAGCTTCTCCCGGCGTTCCTTGTCCAGATCGCCGGTGTACTGCATCGCATACCGTGCCGTAACGCCATTTTTGTACAGATTCGCCAGGAACTCCTGGGAGTTCAGTGTCCCGTCAATCATTCCCTTCAGGATCTCTCCAACCGGAGCTCCCATGATCCCGTCAAAGGAATACCAGGTTTTGAAATGCATGATCTCTGTCCGGCGGAATATATACTGCCTTCCGCTCTTCGGATCATCGTATTCGTAGTATATCTCTCCCGTATCTCCGAAGATTCCCGCATCATCCATGGTTACACGAACGCAGTTTGAAGGGAGCAGCCATATATCTTTAACATCATATGTTGCTGTATATCCGCCATCCCGGCGGAAGTACCCCCGCAGCCATGCATAACCATTTCCGAAGTGCTGTGTGTTCATCTCCAGCGCTGTCCAGAAATTTGTCGGCGATGTGAACCGGTTCGGCCTCACTGTCAGCAGGTAGCTGATCGGCGTCATCTCTGCCTGTACATATCCTTCTCCTTCCGCCCTCAGGAACTTCAGCGGAAGCTTCCCCATTGTTTCCGAAAGGAGTTTCAGGCAGGTATAGTATGTTGCCTCATTGATGTTTTTATGGTTCTTCCGGTCGATTCCCAGCCACTGCAGCAGTGTATCATCTGTAAATCCAGTGACTATCTCCTCTTCCACCTGATTTTTCAGGATATTCGCATATTTCGATATCTTCCCCACCGTTTTCACCTCCTTCCTCAGGAATCCAGGAATTCATCTATCTCATCCAGGTATGTATCGCCAAAATCATGGTAAAGTGCCAGTTTATAGCCGCACAGTGTAGCATCTACCGGGTCGATCCTCTTCCGGCTGGCGTCTTTGTCGATCTTTATCAGCCCCTGGTTCTGCCGGATCACGGCGTTTGCCATCGCAAAGTTCAGGACCGGGTTATACGGCACCAGAATGTTCCCGGCATACACTTGCTCCCGGAATCCCTGCGTGGATTCGTTCAGGCTTTTATGGCTCTGGAACACCTCTTCCACATCATAGCCTTCCTCCGAAAGATCCATCATCAGCTTTGATGCGTTCGCCGGATCAAAACACAGGCACTGGATCTGCAGATTATATTTAGCGCAGGTATCGAGCACGTACCGCATCACTGCGCCCTGATCAACGATCGGCGTATCCGTTATTGTAATGAATCCCTGCATTTCCCAGGCATCAAACGGTGCCCGGTCTTTCACCACATGCTCCATCAGCTTCTCCCTCGTTGGGATAAAGCTATGTGAAAAAATGGCGTAATAGATTATCTCTTTCCCTACAGCATCGTATTCGCCGGATCTGATCGGTATGACAAATGCTATACTTGTCAGGTCTATCTTGGCGGACATATCGAAGCCCACATAAACCGGCATACCCTTCAGATCCTCCAGGGATATTTCAGACTGGCAGGCCTTCCATTTGGCCATGTCCATATAGCCGTTTTCCTTGGCCTGTACCCAGACATTCAGGGCTTTCGTCAGGAACCCTGGCATCTTCTCCGGCATGGACTTTGCCACGACGTAATCACCACGGATCTTCTCAATGCCTTCGCTGTATGTCATCCTGATCGGGTTCGCCTTGATCCATCTGGATTCATCTCCGACGTCTTCCAGATTCGCGTAGTCCTCCGGATCCAGTTCACAGATATCGATCAGATACTCATCATTCTCCGTATCGATGTCCGGATTCAGAACATCTGCGCAGTATTTGTATTCCTGGATATAGCACGGGCAGTTCAAATCCCTTCCGGCCGTGGTTATAATCATCAGCAGCGGCTCTTTCGTGTTTGATCCGATACCCAGATCATAAAAGTCGGTGTTCTGGTGCTGATGGTATTCGTCGATTATCAGCACGGCCGGGTTTGTTCCATCTCCCGTCTTTCCATCTTCCTTGGAGAGCGGCCTGATGAAGCTCCCGGTCTTAATATGGACGATCTCCATCCTTGTGACCTTGAATCTGGTCCGTAGATCGGATCCCCTGAGCATCAGTCCAGCCTCTGAAAAAACTATTTTCGACTGATCTCTCTTCGTGCCGGCCGTATAGCATTCAGCGACCTCACCATTCTTCGTGGCGGTTACTGCTATTTCATACAGTGCAACCCCGGCCTCCTCCTGCGACTTTGCGTTCTTCCTGCCAACTTCCGTAAACGACTTCCTGAACCGCCTTCTTCCGTCTTCTTCCCGACGCCATCCGTAAAGCTGGCAGAGCCGGAATCTTTGCCATGGCGTCAATTCGATCGGATGGCCGGCCAGGATCCCTTTCGAATGCCTCAGATGTGCAAACCATTTCACGATCCTGTCAGCTTCTTCTTCGTCCCAGTAATATGGGAATGACGGATCCCTATCATCCGCCCTCTTCACATCCCGGATCAGCCGCTCGCATGCCCAGCGGTGTTTTCTGCAGTTCATCTCCGGATGCCGGATACAGTCTTCGGCATATTCCAGGATCTCCTCAAGGCGTGTCATATCGATCCGAACTCCTTCTCTGTTGCCTCCTGCTCTTTCTCAACCTTGACTGCAGCTGTTTTCAGTCTGCTGTTCAGGTCAAGGCCCAGCCTGGCGCCATATCGATACAGCAGATCTGTGGCCTGCTTCTCGATCCGGAGTGCTGCCAGAATCAGATCCGGATCCCCGCCCATTTGGTGCTGAAGTTCGACTGATTTCAGATAATTTGACCATGCATTGCAGTACACTACCAGGTTGTCAAAGTCCGCATTGCTGAGCGTCTTCTCCGAGCGTTTTACCTTCACTACATACTTCCATTTTTCAGCTGCAGCTTCGTCAAGAAGCAGCTTCTTCGGCGGCCGGCGTATTAATGTAGCTTCTCCAGTGGCCAGCTCTGTTTCCCGCTCCTTTTTTGCCCTCTCAACAGCGGTCAGATGCTTCGATTGTTCCGCTGCTATTTTTCTCGGTCTTGGCATCTTCCCACCCCTCTTTGCAAAATATTGGGAAATTTGCGTGAAAAAGGGAGGCGACGCTGCCCCTGTTACTGTGACCGGCGGTTCCAGTAACAGGG